AGCGAGATCGAATATTTAAAATGATATATTCTAAATCAAAAAGAGCAAGATCATCTAATTTAGCACCAAAAATACAATTACTAACTATTTGTTTAATCGCTGAAATGATTTCCTTAGGATCTTCAGACTCTCTTGCCATTAGCATAATTTTTTCTTCTTTTACAGTGAATGGTCTATATTTTAATTTTTCACCATTCGAAGGAATCGTCAAATCATATAAAGGCATGTCAATTTTAGGTAGTGGCATTATATAGTCTCCTTAATTATTTAAAATTTTAGTCCAGATTTTATTTGGCTGAAACCTGAATTAATCTGATTAGCTTTATTTGTAACGTTTGAATACAAATTAATAGCATCTTGTATAGTTCTCGGCAAGCCAGTTTGTTCTATAAATTGTCCTGGCACACCATATCTATTTAACAATCCTAGATATCCTGTACCACGAGCAAATCTTTCAGTTGGAGTTGCAGCTTGTTCACCTGATACTTTCATATGAGAATATGCAAAGTTAACTGTTGCGGTAGCATACGAATCATTATCCGACCATGCAACATCAACACCTGTAACTTGAGTTGGAAATACATCATAGAAAGTATATTCATAATAATTAGCTGAGCTGTCTGTATAATAATTGGCTTTTGCGTCGGTAGAAAAGTGTTTAATTGTTGCGGTGGTTGTGTAGTCTTCTTTATAACCTATTTCATAAGGCAATTGCCCATTCACCGCCGAAAATGCACCATCAGAATAATTATAATTAATAACCTTTTGCATCCATTGATGTAAGAATTTTAATACCATGTGATCTGAGTCTAACATAAATGCTGCGTTTAGCGGATCCGGAGTTACAGCTGTAGGAATAGTTTGTCTTACACCAAATGTATTTGGAAAATAATCCGCAACTTGATAATTTAGACCTGGGATTGTAACTGTTTGCGCAAAAAATCTTAGATCTGAAACTTCCATGCCACTATTTCTACCTGGGCCATCGGCAAGTTCAAATATGTACAAATTCTTTTTAGCGGGTCCGCCATACTTACTCATTGTACCTTTAAATTCGTTTATATTAAAGGGCATATTTAGCTACCTCTTATTATTTTTCGTGAGTCTTGCCATACTTTAGATCTTGTTGCCTTTTCAAATCTTTCTGTTGGTAAAAACAATGCAATGTCCCATTCCGAAGGATTAACATAAACAAGCCGAGTTCTTAATTGACTACTAAGGTAATGTTTGACGGTTGGTTTAAATTCTTTATAACGAGTCGCACTATTTAAAATATTATAAGACAATCTTAGTTTTGTAGTTTCATCGTATCTTTCATTACTAGCAACATCATATATTGCGTCCATTAATTTTGCTCTTAACTGAGGTGGAAGATAATGTAAGTTAATTCCAAGTATACCACCTTTTGCTATATTTATTGGAAATATAAGAGGAAACCTATCATAATATGGTAATGTTTCTTTGTGCTTAGGATCGTATATAAACATATACATATTACCTAAACGAAATCTATTTTCGTATCTATCGCTTCCCATTTGACGAACTAAACGGCTTTCGTCTATGCTTGTCCTAGCAATACCTTTTGCTTGTTCTCTATACCAATTTCTTGCTTCTTGAGTTCTTGCAGGAATTTGACCACTACGGACACCTTTTAAGAGCAAATCATCAAATACTTTTGCTACCATTTATTTAATTCCTAACTCATGTTCTGTATAAATTTGAAAATGCCAGCCGCGATCTGCGCAATAGTTTTTTGCGGCTTTCCATTTAGCTTCGTTGATACCATACGTTTTTACCTCGTTAAGATATCGCCTTGAGATGCGACCTTTTGACGTATTCTTTTTTGTTCGATCTGGCGGTCTTGTTTGTGCCTTTGGTTTTATTTCTATCATAACAGTTTCAGTTTTTCCATCTGGTGTTTTTTTGCGTAATACAACATCAGGAAAATAACGATGCCAACGTCCATCAATTGGAGATATATATGGAACAATAATCTCTTCTGATTGCCACCACATTATATCAGGATGAATATCTAAATACCTAAAAAATTTAAATTCCCAGAGAGAACGATAAACAATTTTTGTAGGATCACCTTTATACTTTTCCGGATGTTTTGGCCTAAACCGTCCTTTGTACGCCATGTCACCTTGTTTTGTTATATAAATAGAATCAAACTTATATTGTATTTATAAAGGAATAAGATATGGCGGAAAGACCTGCAGACGTCATGCGAAGAAGTAAAAGACAAAATATCGACAGCGTAATACAGTTTCCTGAAAATCTTGGCGCACACGCAATGATGTTGTCATTTAAAAAGTACAAATATATACCACCAGGAGATCCTCAAAGAGGTTTACTTAAAATTACAGATAGTACATATACTCCACAGGAATTAGCAGGTACCGACACAATTCTTTTACCACTTCCTTCAAATATTCGTGACTCATATAATATTAGAATTCAAGGATATGAAGCCGGTCTTATGGGAGCTGGGCTTGGTACAATAGCTTCTGGATTTGCAGGTGTAGGAAATGTTGGACTAGATCAGCTGGCGCAAGTTGGTAAAGACACATTTCAACGGTTAGGAATACCAACAAGTCTAGACGATATTACAGGAGAAAATCTTGGTAGTACAGCTGGAAGGGTGGCGGCATTTGCTGCTAGAAAAGGTATAGACACAATTGCACCAAACGCAGGAAGATCTATTGATGCAGGTTTAGGCAATGTAGTTAATCCTAAAGCATCTCTTTTCTTTGATGGTATGAATTTAAAACAATTTGATTTTCAATGGACATTAGCACCAATGAAAGAAACAGAATCTGATGTGATACGCCAAATAAATAATACTGTTAAGAGAAATATATTGCCATCATATAGTACTGTACTAGGATTTAAAAGATCACTTCTTAATTATCCTAGTACAGTAGATATATACTTTTTCGGTATAGATCAAGAATATTTCTTGCATTATAAAACTGCTATGGTGCAATCTTTTAATTTAGAATTTGCTCAACAAGGTCAAGCGATACTTAAAGGCGGGAAACCTGCGGTACAAACCATGACTATGACATTAATGGAAACAGATATTCATACTTCAGAAGATTATGGTGGCGAGTCAACAGAAAACTTTGACATCACACCTAGCGGTGGTGGTGGAAGATAAGGACAACAAAAAATGAAAGATTATTTTTCAAATTTTCCAGAAGTAAGTTATAATAATGTTCTTATAAAAGACATATCACAAAGAGTTAACTTTTTAAAACAAACAATAGATAATCCTTATGTGTATCTGCCTTATACAATTGAAGAAGGTGAACGTGCCGAAGATATTGCATTTCATTATTATGGAGATCCAAGATATTCTTGGTTAGTATATTTGGCAAATAATATTGTTGATCCATATAACGAATGGCCAATGGACGAATACACTTTTAGTCAATATTTAATCGCTTCATATCAAGAAAAAACAAACGGTAAAACTGGATATGATGTTGTTGATTGGACAAGAGATACTAGCCGCACCGATAACATTGTGTATTATTATAAAGAGGTATAAAATGGCAGTAGATTTAATTAAACTTTCACCTGATAGTTTTAGAACAATTTTTCTTCGTAAAGAAGATAGAACAATTTTAAGAACAGAAGCAGGCCGTAGAATTATTATTAAAAGGATTATTCCTGAAGAATGGCAAGCATATCGTGTTTATGAATACGAGCAAGCTCTTAATGATAATAAGAGAAACATCAAACTTATTGACAGAGCATATGTTTCAACAATAGAAAAGCAAATTCAAGATAAACTTAAATGAGCGACAGAGTAATAGCAGGCCATTTTGAGTTAGTAAGTGCTACCCTTATATCTTATTCAGGGACTATAAGACAAGCGCTTGACGCAGGAACTATGTATGAATTTTATATTGAAGAATCTATAAACGCAGATTCTTTAAGAGGTAGTGCAAAATTACTCGATAAAATTGGAATTTTAGAAAAATTACCTATTCGCGGTGAAGAAACGCTTGAGTTAGTTATAAAAGACATATTAGGGATTGAAAGAACTTATCTTATGTCTGTATATAAAGTTACAAACGTAAATGTGACAACAACTAATGATGGTTATTCTTATACGATACATTTTGTTTCCAAATCACGTTTTAACGCAAGCTTTAGGCGTATTACCAAAGCATATAACGATTCAAATGCAAATATAGTAAAAGATATATATGACAAATATTATAAAGATAATGATAACAGAAAAGAATTAATCAGTGAAAACACTTATGGAATTGGTAAGATTATAATTCCAAATTATACTCCAATGCAAGCAATGAATTTTTTAGCTTCAAAATCATATAGCCGAGACAGCGCTTCCAGTTCATTTAGATTTTTTGAAACTTATAATAATTATTATTTTATATCAGATGAACAACTTATTCGTAATGCAACAGCAAATCCTGATAATATACAAGAATTTATATTTAGCGAAGCATTAGATAAATCAGGACAAAAAGATTTAAATGTTGAACTTCAAAATATAATGAAAATGTCTTATACGGATCGCATTAATTCGTTATCAGATCTTTTAGCCGGTGCTTATCGTAGTCATACAATTGAAATAGATTTAATTCAAAAAACTGTTACTTTACCCACAAAGGGTGGAGGCCGATCTTGGAAAAAGAATAATACTTCTAATTATGTTTCTGTTTCTGGTAAAAAAACAAACATATTAAACCAATCACAAGAACCACATACACAAGAATTTATTGACAAGTTTTACACGGAAGAAAATCAAAGAAGATATCTTGTTGTTAGAGACTATGTTCAAGATTATCGATATAGACAAATAAATACAAATCAACATTTGCCAGAAATTGCTATGAATAGAACAGCATATCGACATGCTTTAATGAATACAGCGTTAGATATTACTATAAATGGTAGATTTGATATTAATGCTGGTGATATAATTAAAGTTATTGTGCCACCTTTTATATTTGCTCCTGGAGAACAAGAAGGACTTAATAATCAATTATCCGGTAATTATCTTGTATATGGGCTTGTTCATTCTTTTATTTTTGATGTTCATACGATAGGTTTAAAAATTGTAAAATATGATTGGGATACAGAATAATGAATGAAACCGGCGCAGGAATAAGAGATCCTTTATTCTTTATAGGAGTTGTTGAGAACAATATTGATAATCGCCTTGAGGGGCGTGTTCAAGTGCGTGCTTTTGGAATACACGGAACTATTGACCAAATCCCAAGAGAAGATCTTCCTTGGGCTCATTGTATTCAAGGATCTTATGATCCAAACGCGCCAGTTCCTCCACTTAATTCTTTTGTGTTTGGTTTCTTTATAGATGGTCGTGAAGCTCAACAACCAATGATACTTGGTTTAATTCCTACACAAATGACAGAAATACTTAATCCAAGTGAAACTGGATGGGGCGTGCCGATCACAGGAGAATCTTCTTCACAAGGTTCGAACCCTGAGGATTTTGGACAGCCTCAAAATTCTGTTCTTGCAAGAGGTGAATATTCACAAGAAACGTATGTCCTCTTACAAGAATTAAAAAGAATACAAAACATACCAAATGCAGTTGGTCTTGATGAAGAAAGAACAGCTTGGTCAGAACCGCATAGTTCATATAATGCGAAATATCCTAACAATAGAGTAATAGAAACAAGGGCTCATATAATTGAACTTGATGATACTCGTGATCATGAAAGATTTATGATATATCATAAACTAAATGGTTCTTTTGTTCATATAGGCCCATCAGGTTCTGTTACTCATAAAGCATCGAGTGACAAATATGAAATAAACGATAGGGCACAACACGTTTTTGTTGGTGGTAAAAGTAATGTCACAATTGTTGGTGATAGCAGAGTTTATGTTCAAGGAAATAAGGTTGAAGAAATTAAAGGAGATTATACACAGATCATTCACGGAAACCATTATGTAGGTGTTGCCGGGCAAATGAATTTTAACTCAGGTGATGAAATGCAACTACGATCCGCAAAGATACGTATTGAATCAAATCTTGAAAATATTAATCTTAAAGCGGCCAAAAATATTAAAGCACAGAGCGGTGAAAATATTCATATCAAATCTGGGATTGCAACGTTCCTTGAATCTGCAAACACAACAAATATTAAATCAAGTGAAAACATATATCTTGATGCTAATAGTGGAATTATACACATAAACGCGAACACAGTGAATATAGATGATAAAATTAGTATGGCAAATGGTGCAGCAGGATCTGCAACATCTGCAAATACCGCGGAAGCAACTGAATTGCCAGAACCGCCAGCAAAAGATGTACCTACAACCCAGCACGTAAATGTCACTGCACCTAATGATGTTGGATATGGAGCTCAAGATGATACAACGCCTCCAACAACTGAAACTACAACTACGTCTGTAATAAATGATATAAATTCTATAATAGTTAAAGCAAGATTGGATGCGTTAAGAAATGATCCTGAATTTATGAAAGTATTTAATTCTATTCTTGCAAAATATCCAAATTTAACTGCAGACCAATTGTGGCTTACAATTGCAGGTGAAAGTGGGGGAGATCCAACGGCGAAAAATCCAAACGGATTATATGCAGGATTATTTCAATTAGGAGAAAGCGCTGGATTAGATCCAGATACTATAGCACGTCTTTCTCCTGCAAAACAAGCGGAACTCTATGCAAAGTATCTTGATTCAATTAACTATGCAGGAGGTGATTTAGGAATGTATCAAGCAGCGCCCGGTGTCGTTTCAACATACACAAGACAAAATAGCGGTAATTTGCCTCCAAATAATGTATTATTGTATATACCAAAACAATATACTACTGCACAAATAGAAGCATTACAAAGAGCAGGATATATTACAGAATATGCAAGTAGAAAATTTGGTGATGTTGTTCTTAAACAAAATAGTGCCGGTGGGCCCAATACTATTACACCTGGCACAGTATGGGTGGAAGACGTTTCACAAGATCTAAAAGACTTAGGCATACCCGGAGTAATTACCGTTGGTAAAGTAAACAGTTATTATAATGACAGGTAAGAGGAGCTAAGATGAGTACAAGTAATTTATGTCAAGACTCGGCTCACGTAGTTCATATCGGAACTTCTTTTAAAGAAAATCCTTTGAACATTGCAGACATAGATCGTCCATTAAGCGATTTAACAACTCAGTTTTTAACTGGTTCAATAATTGATGCTAATTACAACGATCCTGTGACTACTGCGGTTAGAGAATATGGCGAAGATACTTTTTATAAATCAGTTGCAGATATTAACACTTATTTCGCTCGTACTGATTTAAGAGCTCTTGTAACTGAAGCTGATACACCTTTACTTAATCAAAGGGTGACGAGTGATTATGTATTTACACCAGTTGAAATAGCTCAGTATATACGAGATTTTGGTTATACGCCTATTAGTTTATCAAATCAAACACAAGTTGTTTCAAATAAAATACCAAAAGAATTAGAAGCATTTTATGCAAAGAATTTTACTAGTAGTTCTATGGGTAGTTTTTGTAATTTATTACCAACTATCTTTGGAGCTATTGGCGTATTTTTTAGTGCTTTAAATGATGTTGCTAATCTTGTAAATAAGTTAAAAAACTTTGCATTAAATTTTTCTTTAGCAGGATTAATAAATCAACTTAAAACAAATATTTTAAACGTAATTGATAA